GAGGGATAAGCAAAAATATGAGCCTTTGCCATATGTTCACGAACAACATCATTTGGTTGAAATCCATGATAATTAATCTTAGGATGATTTCGGCACCGATCAAATAATTCTTCAAATTGTTGATCTGCTTCAGCCCAACCATAAATCTTATAGCTAGAAAAGACATCCAGAACCAGATTATCGTGATGCTTGCAGAGTTCTTCAAATACAGGAACTAGAAGTGATAGACCCCTCTGCGGCGTAGATGCATAAATTAGCCGAATCTCTTCCTTGGCATCACCCTTATTAATTGGACCAAGTGGTTCAATAGCAGTGTCAATCACACAAGTCTTTTGATCATGAGGAATACCAAGAAAGTTCTGATATTGATTCATCTGGTAATTTCCGCAGTACACAATTTTGTGGAACTTATTGCGAAAATTTGGATCCTTCAGTTGTTGACTCTCAGGATCTTGGGCTGTGTTATGTAGCCATAGAATTCGAATTCTATCATCATATAGTTCTCTTACCCGAGAAGAGATAATCTGAAACTTATCATGATATTCAGGATTTAGTCGGGCAAGCATACCCTCGACCATCATTTCAGAACCACCGTGACTCTTGGCATTCATCTCATCACGAGAAAAGATTTCACTCATACTTTATTCAATTCCTTCTTTACAAACTCATAATGAGAATCAACAATTTCAGAAATGGTTTTAGTGGGTTCCCACTTTAGTTCCTGCCTGAGTGCAGTATTATCAGAAAACAAATATCCGGGGTCTCCATCTCGTCTTGGCGCAAAATCATAATTCAAACCATATAGATCTTTAACCATATTAGCAAGCTGAATATTAGAATATCCTACTCCAGACCCTACATTATATTGTGTATATGAAGTTGGAGCATCAGTTTGGATTTCCTTTGCGGCTGCAATAAGTGCCTGACATACATCATAGACATGAATGTAATCCCTAACACAACTTTGGTCAAAGGTATTAAAATCATTGCCATTGATGTAGAATGTCTCATTATTTATAGACGCCTGACACATCTTGGTGAGAATGTGTGGTTGATCCAAATCCTGCCCCATACCATCAAACCCACCAGTGACATTGAAGAACCTCATGGAATATGCGCGCATACCATATGCATTACAAGATTCTTCTAGGATTCGTTCACCGAACCATTTACTCCAACCATAAGGGTTGATAGGATAACCAGCATCTTCTTCTTTAAGAGCAATATTCTTATTAGGATCGCCATATGTTGCAGCAGATGATGCAAAGATAATTGGTGTATCTGGCTGTTCGTTTTTGATATTCTTTAGCATATCAATCATGCCAGAAACATTATTATCAAAATAATCCAGAGGATTCTTTACAGAAGGGCCAAGTAGACTATTAGCACCTAGATGGAAAATTACATCATACTTATGCTGAATATATGGTCGAGGATTTCCATAATGACCAACATAGTAATGATGAAAATCTGTCTCATCAAGTTCCCAATGAACTGGTTCTTTCAGATCAAGACCAAAGACCTGCCAGCCTTCATCTTTTAGAATCTTACAGAGAATACGACCGATATAGCCCTCGGCACCGGTTACCAAAGCCTTCACGATACGCGCTCCTCATATACAGTGGTAGGAACATAAGGGAAATCAATGTATACACGACTTTCTTTACAGGTGAAATAAGACTTGCTCTTTTCGCCGTCTTCATTTGTATACCAGTCCCAGAAAACCTTGCCTTCAATATCATATGCTCTACCATCAAAATCTTTGAATACTCGACTGCATCGCTTATTCTGATAATGAGTTTCATCATCATACTCAAGAAGAGTCCATTCTGAATCTTCTCCAGTAAGTGGAGACAGAGGCTCCCAACGAAGCAGTTTCTCCAAACAGTTAGTGACATATGATGCTGAGAACCCAGAATGTCCTTGTTCTGCAAACTTTTCTACCAGTTCAAGAATGGCATTCCGACCCATTGCATTATATTCATCACCATCTTCGGTCATACCAATTCGGTCAAGTTCACTCTTTGCATATTGTAACATATTACTCATTCTTCAATACTTCCTAGTTCTTCTAATTCTCGTTGTTTATACATATCAGCAACTTCTAGAATGAGACTTAACACCGCCAAGGGACTAATCCTTGTGGCGATATTAACCACAATCCACTTGGCAACCACTGCCTTAAAAGTTTCCCAACGAGTTAATGGCTGCTTCATTCTGTAATTTCCTCAATTACTGTATAACCGATTACACTATCAACATCAAAACTGCGCCAAGAATTCTTATCAAGATCAAACACAGGAACAACTCCTTCAGATTTTTTACGAGTGGTTTCCTTAGTCTTTTCTGGTGCGGTATAATACTCAGCAATAATTAATGGATTACGAGTGCAGAGCATAGTTCGCTCGGTGCCATCCTTCTTAGTGAAAGTAACACGAATTGTCGCACCATTATTAAGATCTTGTTCAATCAGAGATTCTGAAAAATACTTTTCAAGATCATCATAGCCACCGATACCGATATGAATTGTAAATTCCTCATCATCTTCAACCCAAATCTGAGGAAAAGTTTTGGCCTCTGGAACTAGTTCTAGAAGTTCTTCACGAGTAAAATCCTTATTTAGTGTAAGGTAACTATACTCTCCGCCCTTTTGCTTAATTAGTGCCTTGGCTCGTTCACAAAAAGGGCAACCGTCCTTGCCATAAATTACAAAATTCATTTTCAATACTCCAAAAATTCATCAAGCACACGCTGAATGTGCTTCTGTTTAGGCTCCCGTTTCTTATCAGGAACTACCTTAGGCTTATTATATTTCCAGATATTACCAGCTACTGGATTACGAGTCTTTGACATAATCACCTCCATGAAATATTATATATCATGATCTCAGAACCGGGATGCTTATTCTGTAGATAAGACTGAACAGCAAAATCTGATTGAGCGCCATTTAGCTGAACGATATTCCCCTGAATGCGAGTTCGACTTAGAGATCCATTCCTACCGTGGGAATAATCTGCAACAAAATTCTTCATAATTATGCTCCATACCTGCAAATATCTTCAAACTCTTCATCGCTCATTGCGAGATAGTCCCACTCGGTGTAGCCCCAGCGGTCAACACCATCACCAATGCCGACATAGTTGCCGTCAGCATCAAACGCGCTGTATCCGTAACTGTCGTAACCGTTTTCATCGTAGTTGTCAAAGTAAAGACGAGTGTCATAGATTTCGCCTCGCTCTTTCATTTCAAGAGTCCATTCGGGAGGGATCTGGCGGTCTGCATTATAGCAGTAATCAGTGTAGGGGCGATCCACATCCTTGCGAGTCAGTACCGGGCTGTATTTACCTTTGCTCATAATAAAATCTCCTTCGTTTCGATATGCCATTTATACCAATGATTCGAAAAGGAGTCAAGTCTATATTATCGTCTACCTACAAAAAGGGTTTTGTTGACAAACTTTGGCTTAGAAAATAGATACCAGCAGCAGTTGTCTTTGCCAGAAGATTTGCTGCCCTCAATCCATTTAACTCTACCAACAGAGATAATGGCTTCACATCTATTCATAAAAGGAATTGATTGTTTGGTATGCATCCAATCTGCGTCAAACAAAAGCCAAGTCGGAAGTTGGTTGCTAAAATGTTCAATCATAGGATGAAGTAAATTACGATCCCATGGAGGATTAGTAATAATATAATCAGCACCCGAGGACAAATCTAATTCAAGGGCATCTGCTTCTTTAATATTATCTGCCTGAGGTTCAATATCCCATGCACCTTTACAAAGAAGTTTATTAGATTCTAGATGATTAATTAATCTACCATCACCAGCACATGGCTCATAAAATGTAGCATTTGGCATAAGATGTGGAAGTAAAGGAATTACTGCTGAAATTGGAGTGGGATAATAGTCTTTAGAAACTCGTTCAAAATCACTTCGTTTACCCATAATAAAATACTTTCATAATTAATATATCCAGATAGAATATGATCGCTTAATACGAGTATACACTATCTGGATATATTGTCAAGACCAATTGATAAATCTATTTACATATTTATAGATCACATGCAATCATAGCTAGAATTACTTCCTTAGCAAATCCAGAACGAACAATATCTTCCACATTAAACCCAACAGATTTCATTGATGGAATATGAGAGCATAGACGCAAAATAGAGTCTGCACCAGATTCTTCGGAAAACCGCTTAGATGTCAAATCATCCTGTTTGCGATCACCACAGAGAATAATCTTAGTGTTTTGTCCAATACGAGTTAATACAGTTACCGCATTTTGAAGATTTGTGTTCTGAAACTCATCAAAAATGACAATAGTATCATCAATTGTCTGGCCACGCAAGAACGAAGTTGACTCAAATTGAATGATACCTTTATTCTTCAATGTTTGATATGCATTTGGATTATCAAATAGTTTAGCACAAATTCCAACATAAGGAGTTTCGAATTCTGCCATTTTTTGTTTAGCAGATCCCGGCAAAAATCCGATATCTTTACCTGATTGAGCACTTCTAATAATGATTACTTTTTTATATTTGGTATTTGGTTTATTCAATACTTCATCTAGAGCCAAATATAAGCTGATGAAACTCTTTCCGGTTCCGGGGCACCCATGGAGTATAAGATTTTTATCTTCTCTATAATACTTAAAAGTTAATTTCTGATTATCCGTCATTGGTTTAATGTTTTGAAGTTCAAGTGGCTTTGGTTGAGACTTATGAAGTTGAATTACATTATTGGAATTTCTTTTTGCTTTCCTAGCAGATTTACGCTGACGGCGTGATGGTTGTTCAGTATATTCTTCTACAGTATCAAAGAAGTTTTGGTGACTCATACAGGAGGTTACCTTTTATTAGAAGGGTTAGAGTAATTCTCACTTGCTCCATAATAACAGCGAACTTATGATGTTTTTGTTGATACTCCATGCTTTTTCTGCTGGCGTCTGACTGCATCACGAGACTTGGATGCTCTGATGCCTTTATCACCGTATCTGTCCGCCAAAGGAGAGGTCGGATTAGAACGGGCGATTCTGCCTAGCATGTCATTGAAACCAGCATCAGTCTTGACGCGATCTCCTGTGCCACCTACAATGTTGATTGAAAATACTTGTTGAAGATGTGGATTCTCCGCAAGAAATTGCTTGTGGGAATCATAGGACCAGAACTCTTCCCATTCTTCCTGTGTCTCTGTGTTTTTATATTGATAGACTGGCATCAATACTCCTCTTCATATATCTATTTATCATTCTTCATATATCTATTTATCATTTTCGCCATCTAAAGCCGAAAACCAATTCCTGCATTTTTCTTTGAAACCAGTTTGGAATATGTCCTTCAATAATTGAAACGGTTATTCCGGGAAACATCTCTACTTTCCAGTCAGAATACTTTGGTTGTAGGATTATCGTCGCATCTGGCCAATCAATGGTCATATTAGGTCCAGAGTCTCCTATAGTAGATCCCGAAAAGTCTTGTTCCGTTGTTGATTCGTTTTTGCCACTCATTGTATCCATCCTTATCAAACCCATTTTTGAAAAACTGTGATTCTACATCATCGTTGTCAATAATCTGGGAAAAACTCCATATCACCTCGTCAAGAACCCATTCCCACCGTTTGTGCCAATGTTCATCAGTATCACCATCAACATTGTGCTGTTCAGAACGAATGTGTTCAGGAACATCCTCGTTTGCCACATCAGGAGAACCACACTTACTCTCCCTCAGTTTCAAAAGCATAGGATGAATGATCAATGCCAATGTATGATCCATACTCCATAAATCATAATTGTCAATCTTGATCTTGATCTTGCGATCACGACTATACCACCAACGATTGATAGGAAGAAAGAAATCACTCAACTTATCAAATAAACCAAACACAATCTTATCGTGCCAAGTATATTCTGACTCATCTAGATAATACTTGTCCAGCCAATGTTCGTATTTTCTTTCTAGTCCTCGGATAGGAATCAAGTCGCTCCTGTATGGTGGAATATGAATTTTCATCCTAGAATCAACCCTGTAGTTTGACGAAGATATTGATCTGCAACAGTCTTATCTGTCTTGAATGATACGATAATTGACGACTTGGGAAATTCTAGAGTAATATCTTCTGGCGCTGAAAATGCATAGGGAACAAGACCCAGACCCTGTTGTCCCATCATAAAAGTTACTGGCTTCTTTAGTGCAGTAGTATCACCAACACTTTCCTGATAACGACCAATAATTTCATCACCAGATACCAGCTTGATAGTAATCACATCATTATATTCCATTATAAATCTCCATTAAATAAAATCTTTAAACGTCAATGCTTGTTCTTGAATTGCATCCATATACTTGCCATCATCTTTGATAGACAATTTTGCAAGATGTTTGACTGTAGGAAATGTTTTTTTGATACATTTATTATCTAAAAGTTCAATATGAATCTTTTCTCTACTAACATCTTGTTTCATTCTACATTGAATTGGCCTAATATATGCTTTATCTTGACTGGGAACTAAGGCCCATTGAAAAATCGTTCTCATTTGTCTAGGCGTATATTCTACTCTAAACAAGTTCATTTGTAAATCATTATCTAACTTCTGTGACATATTATCTAACATTTGTTCTGGAGTTTTAGCATTTCTTACGGCTCGTTCGGCCAATTCTTTACGTCTCTCACTAGATTTACGCCACATATCTTGTTTACCCTCAACCCCATATTGAAATCCAGCCCAAGGAAATTCAACTCCATGATTAGTCCTTACTACTGTTTCTGAAGTGGGAACAATTCTTGATGTTGCTTTATATTCACCTTTACCATCATTAGTTTTAGCCGCTTCAACCAAGATAAATTTACTTCTGTTACATATAAAAAGAAATCCAGTCAACTTTTTTGATATTAGATACTTAGCTGCTTCTTCTGGCGTTTCCATTGCCAAAGCTTTTTGAATCTTACTCCCATCAGAACGATCTGTTTCATCATCAATATTTGGAGTTAGGCTGGCTGTGATGATTGTTAACCCTTTATAATTCATACCTTCATCATATCCAGTATTTTTATCATGCATCAAAAAAACCTCACCAACTTTTGGATGAGTTTCATCTTCAAAACTTATATCAGAAACATAATCTTGGTCTCTATTTTTAGCAATCACCCAACCAAGATTTGGAAGATATTTGGCTACAACTACGCACATGAATAATAACTCCTTTGGAACTATTTATCATTTCCTTACTATATGGTCTGCACAAGTCGATGCTGCCCATGCTCTAGGTTTTAATTCTGCGTCAATCCCCAAAGATCCTCTAACCCATCCGAGTGCTTCACGAACTGCAATATTAGATTTGTATCTTGGGTTCGGATTTAAATCTAAATGGATTGATAAAGATCTATCATCTAAAACCTCTAAAATCTCTGTGGCCGCTTCTACTGCCATCTGAACTTCCATCATAAGTCTCTGTTTTAAATTGCCATAATCTTTCATATCAACAGAGTTATGGAATATTTTACACCCATGTTTGGAATCTATATGGATAATAATAACTGTGGAATATTTGGCATATCTCTCACCATCTTTAGTGAAAATGATCGAGTCGGCCCCCACATAAATGGAACTAGACCGACTCGATTCTTTTATAGCATTCTTTGCATCATCAAACATTAATCACCTATTATTGGCACGGCGGCTAGGATTCGAACCCAGACGAACGGATTTGGAGACCGTCATGCTACCATTAACATCACCTCCGCATTAATTATTTAGTAATAGTCCAGAAATCACAAGCCAACTTTGGATCTATAACATACTTATAGGGCAATGTAAAGTATCCATTATCGCCCCAATCTGGCCCCCAAGAATTTCTTACAATGAATTTTTTTGTGGAATCTTTGAATCCTACAAGCAAAACTGCATGACCCCCGATTGCTTTATCAAAAATTCCCGGCATATCTACTTCGCCACTATCAGCAACGTCTTCAGATTCAAAAGACGGATAAACAGTAAATCCAAATACAATAGGATATCCAGAAGCAAGAACTTTTTTAATACTATCTAAATCCTGATTGACTTTAGCATAACCAGAAATCTTACGAGTTAATCCGTCTTGATATGCTTCAACAGTTGGTTTTATAGTAAACTTTTTCTCATCATATGGCCATACAGTCTCGGAACAGGCTCCTTCTTCTGAAAGAACTTTGATACCATCGCTGATATGGGCACCAGCATCTTGAGAAACAGTTCCTTCAACTTCCCGCTCATTATAGTAAACAAATAGTCTACTAAGATGACAGAATTGTCCATTAGATTCTAGGTCTTTATCTTTATTTTCTAGGTATTCTAAAGCACCAACTAAAGCATTTCCCGTGCAAGATCCAATATTTTTTTGATCAAATACAGGAGAACAATATTGTCTCAAGTCAATTTTATCAGGAATTGGTTCAGCAGTTAATTTAAATGCTGCATGGTTTTCAACATAGACATCATCAGGATTTTCTGGGGATTTAACCCAACCGTATTTATTGGACATAGGAAATTCTCCATTAGGGATCCTATGCATATTTATGAAATGCTGGATGGGGTCAGGAAAAGGCTCAAATTGGCATTAGTGTTATAATGAATCTGCTCAAGAAGTAATTATTGAGATAATCTTTTGGATTTCGCTGATGCAGCCACAATCTTTAAAGTTCCTTTAATGTCAGAACTTTTTCTCACTATTGCAGCATCTTCTACTACATCTGGATTATACATTTTAAAATTATCGCCATGGCCGACTAAAATATGGCAATCTAAATCCATACAAAGTGTGATTAGATTGGTTGGGTCTAATTCAAGTTCTGGATGAAGATGAAATGGTTTTTTATGGTGAATCTGAAGTTTATTTTTAGATCCGCAACAAGCACACTCTGGATTATTTTCTTTATATTTATATTCAACCTCAGGCCATCTAGAGCTTCTTTTACTCTTATTCTTTAATTGATATACATGATGTCTGGCTAGACGAAGTATATGACCGATCATTGCATTTCCCCACAAATAGTTTTTGATTCTATTTATGAAGAAATGGGGTGCCCTATATCCACCGGTATCCAGAAGATATTGTTCTCTTACTCTGCCGACACCCAACAGAGTCGTATCCTATCCATCATTTCATCACATTCCAGATAGGAGTACAATGTGATATACTTCTGTTCAGCCTAAGTCGGATCAAGTCCCCTATTAGTGTGCCTTGATGTTACTTATGCATCAGCAACACCTTCCGAATTCTTACGCTCTCCACTTTCCATTTACAATGAAGACCATCTGCCGCTTGCCATTCTTGTGAATTAAACAATGTGCATGGTGCCATGTTGACAAACCGCTTACATAGGATAAATTAAAGATACTAGAAGTTCCTACTGTATAGTTGCCCTTATCAATTACAGGAGAGTGCGAATGTCCAGTAATAGTCTTCACAGGAATATTAGAAAACTGCTTCGAAGATCCACGAGATCCATTAGTTCCGCGATCACCATGATTAGATATTTCAACATCACAGATCTTAAATGCTTCGTTGCGACTTAGGAACTTTGTGTTTTCGTTCAAATATTCATCAGCAAACAATTCGAATGGTTCTGGACAATGGACATTCCCATCATTCATATTAGTTTGCTTTAGCATTCTATACATCAATTCATGATATAGTAAAGCATTTTCTGGATCATTCTTAGGATCACATTCATTTAACCATCTCATCAAATGCTCATTATGATTTGATGCAATCATAATATTGGTGGCACCTTTTGGTGTAGTGTCTTTAATGAAATTAATTGTCAGCATAAGTTCATTCAAAACAGACCCCATGCCCTTAGAATGATGTTTAGCGAACTTCAGAAACACATTATTCCGACCATGATGACTGGCAGAAAAGAAATCTAGAACATCGTGACGAACAATATACTTTGGTTTAAGAATCTTAGCCAGAGACTTAGGACCATCATATGTTGCCTCCCTTACCTTAGGATCAACAAATAGAGCGTGTTCGTCACCAGTAACTAGACCCTCAATAGTCTGATCGGAATTCCAACCAATGTCAGAATAATATCGATCTAGATCAGAAAATCCTTCTCCATCAAAATTTAGATGACGAATGAAGAAATCCTTATCCTTATCAAATTCCAGAACAACAGCAGACATTGAATGATTAAATGCGGCCTTATATCCAGCCTTAGTTGTACTATATTGCTTTAGTGTAACAGCACCAGTTGTTGTGGCAATGGCAGGATATGGCTGTGCATTTCTAGGCAAAGTCCTCAGAGAAACCTGAGGGTGGCCAATAATGACATTATATCCCTTTGATAAACCATCAATACCTGTCAAAGGATTCTCTGCTGTTGCCTGAATCTTCAATCCACCAAGGATTCGAATATTATGGCTCACATCAAAATTGTTTTCAACTAGATATGGAATAACCCGATGATCATACCAGCATTCATCATCTTCTCCAACGGCAAGCATAGATGGATTCTTATACTTAATAGGAAACACAACTAGCTTGGCCTTATTTGCATTACAATATTGAAGAAGTGAATTAAAAAACACCTCATCAACCGGTGAATTGTTTAATGCTGTAGTGAAGACGAGTTTCTTTGCTGATTTGAGTTCAATAAGATATTCTTCATCACGGAAATAATGAATATCATCATTGAGTGATTCAGACGAATCTTCAGAGGAATTGTCTTCTTTAGAAACTACAAAAGTCTCTCCGCATTCATTACAAGTATAGCCAAGACATTTATCCTTACCCATAAAACGCATTCCGAGCTTCTTAAGATTTTCAGAATCACAATTAATACATTGCATAAAATTTCCAATAAATTAGTTGAAAAGGTGAGCCGGTTAGAGGAATTGAACCCCTGACATCCAACTTACAAGGTTGGCGCTCTACCATCTGAGCTAAACCGGCATTAATGTCTGGAGCGGAATGAGATAATCGAAATCTCCTAAACGGAATGGAAATCCGTTGCATTGCCACTATGCTAATCCCGCACTATCTGTATTTATGGATGCCCCACTAGGCCACGATCCTAAACTCTTCTGACTCAAAATCAGATGTGTTGCCAATTACACCATGGGGCATTAATTTATATAATTCTGGTGGGGACACCGGGACTCGAACCCGGATGAGATAAACTCGTCGCGTTTTAAGCACGATGTGGCTACCATTACACCATATCCCCGAATATCAAAACTGTTTAGAAGAACACAGTAGCAAGGTTACTATACCTTTAATTATGTGGCCACATCTACTGCATTCACCTAAAGAGTTTTGGTGGACCCTGCTGGTTTCGAACCAGCGACCTAGAGATTAAAAAGCTCTTGCTCTACCTACTGAGCTAAGGGTCCAATAAATATTAGCAAATCCTAAAAAAGAAACCTCCCAACATTTGCATTGACTAGTTACAAATGTTGCCGTCTGTGATCAGATCGGATCTTGTCATATTTCAGACAGGGAACGGAGGCAATATAAAAATCAAAGATATATAAATAAAGTGTGACTCGCGATACTCCAATATCCAGTCACTCTAATTCTGTCAAGGAGAATCAGCATGAATATTTATTCAGATTTTGTATTCTATGATAAATTAATATCGCCAGTCAATGGTTATGAGTGTAGAATAATTAATATAAAAAATATTAAATTCTTTGGTTATGATACTATAGAATTTCTACATGATCAATATCCAAATTTTCCTACACAATGTGAAGAATACAAAGACAAATTGCGCGCAGCAAACAAAAGAAATTCTCACATATATAAAACAGAAGAGTATAGAGCAAAACAATCAAAAAACGTTAGCGCATATTTCTCTAAACAAGAAAATAGAGATGCACATTCTAAAAAGATGAAAATGGCAGTAATAAATAATCCAGATTCATATTCAAAAAACAATGTTTCCGGTAGAGCAAAATTATACGAATATAATGGAATGACATTTAAGGGAACTTGGGAATTAATCTTTGCAAAATGGCTAGATGAAAATTGTATAAATTTTATACAACCAGAGCCAGTATCATATTTAGATGGCACAGGTAGAGAAAGATTATATTTTCCTGATTTCTATCTAACAGATTATGAATTATATAATGAAGTTAAAGGATATGAAAGAGAATTAGATAGAATTAAATGGAACTCTCTTGATAAAATTAGAGTTATAAGAAGTAAAGATATTTCTATGATCAAAAAGGGAACCTTTACTATATCAGATCTTATATCATATTAATTATAGACTGGTGCGCCGGGAGGGACTTGAACCCCCAACCGTTCGGTAATCTGCCGATCATGAGGTATAAGCTCACCGCTCTACCATTGAGCTACCGGCGCACTAATTGTTTATATCTTCACTTTAAAGCTTCCGGAGTAAACTAAAATATCACATACTCAGTGGGAATGTAGTCACAATCACATGGGGTTCAATATACTGTGGCGTCACCTTATCCTTACCGGGAACCTTACAGAGTACCCATGTGCCATCAGCACTAGCAGGACTATAAAGACCATTTGGATCGGCTTGGGGCAATGTCACATTGCCATGATCAGGAGTCTCGTCCATTCGTGCAACTCGCTGAGGATTGGTATACTGAGTAGCATATGGCAGACCATATCCAATGCTATCACAGACCTTATGAGTATGACCATTGAGATCAACAATGTAAGTATATGTTACTAGATCTGGACGGTCACGAAGTTCGAGAATGTCCTTCATAAACCGCTTCTCTTGGAAGTTTGTAATTGCAGGAACACCAATCATTTCAACTCCCTGCTTGGTAAGTTCCTCCTGCTTTTGGTTCTGGATCTGGTCACCAGTTTGTGCAGTCCCATCACACCCAGCAAGAGCCAGAGTAGCGACAGTGAGTAGCATAATATTCTTAATCATAATATAGTTTCCTTTCACTTAATTGATTCATAGAAAGTACGAAGATCGGCAGGCATCTTATTCTCTGGGTAAACTTCAAACCTCTGTCGGATAATTGGGCGAAGTGCTTCCTTACCCGCTTCATCAGAAGTCACATACTGTCGCTGGAGTTCCGACAAGTCTCGTACCATACCTTGGTTGTACTGCTCAGACTGCTCAAAAACTTTCTCATCAACTGCCCGATACTTTGGCGCAAAGAATTCATAAGACTTATAACCACCGTATGATAGACCAAATACCAGTGCTAAAGCCAGAACAATTCCGCCTACTGTAACAAAAACTTCCTTCATAGTAATCCTTTCAAAGTTCTAGATGTTCCCAATCAATATCATCAAGTCCCTTAGAGACACGATACAAATTGTATGCCAAGAGTGCAGCAGTTCCGGTAATACCAAATACTGCAAAAATTGCTGCGCGTTTACCCCACTTAATGCTCTCTTGTTTCAGAGTTTCTTTATTCATATTAAACTCCACGAAATGGTGGACCCGGCAGAATTCGAATCTGCAACCCCAAAATTAGAAGTTTTGTGCTCTATCCAGTTGAGCTACGGGTCCTTAAACCTATTAAATTCGATTATTCAGACGATGCAAAAGATTCACAGTTTGCTTCTCATCCAATTCTGTAACATCTCCACTATGACCAATATAGAACATAAGAGCCTTCTTAATCAACGCAATATCATTAGGAGCAAAGATACCACCTTTAACCATCCTAGGTGTAGAACTCTTTCCGGCATCAGTCATACCTTCTTCAATATCAAACGTACTCATCATTTACTCTCCATAGTAGCTAAAAAACTATTTGCCGAATCAAACCAATCTAAAACTTCTGGTTCCAGTATAACACCTTCTCGATAATCATGCAATAGTGAACAATATTGACGTTCAATAATAGTTCGATTTTCATTCTTTAAATCTGGAAACTTGAAGACTAGAACTTCAGTCATGTCGTATCTCCTAAAAATCATTTCCTATCAAAATGATGAAACCCATCATGTTCTCCAGAATAATTCCAACCAGAATCATTCATCGACTTATGAAAATGTTTGTTATTAACCATTGTTTTATATAGACTTCCTAGTTTATCACCAGCACTTCTAAATTTAATGTTTTTGATATTCTTTTCTTTTGCTATGTGATCAATAACATGCATTGATTTTCCAAAGGCCCCAATCGGATTTGATCTGGTATATCTTTGTTGATCATTGTAATCAAAAATATTATTAGATGGCTTATCGTGAGTTCCTAGAATTGCTTCTCCTGATTGTAACACACTAACAGCATGATGTCCAGTAGTATTATTAGATACATGATGAAAAAATGCATGATGTGTCGGACCCTGATCTGTCATTCTAGTTGATATCTTATTATCATCTGCTTCAATATTAGAACCAAATTTAGTGGGAGTATTCGTTATGGCTTCTGATAGACAAAAATCATGAAACGATATGAGTTCACCATTAAAAACTTCAAAACAACTCATATCATTTCTCCATTAAAATATGGCCAGCAGTTTATAGACGTACTAAGGACTTAAGGCTCTCCATCCTCGTACCGCCCGAGGCAAATAGCGGTGTAACAGACCGCCGCGTTCGCTTGCTCGCCCATGGAGAATAACTCTTTATGTGCATAGTATATCACAATACAAACTAAAGTCAACCATAAAATTCAAGATATATAAATAAAGCGTGACTCGCGAGGAACCAACTCCAGTCACTCTAACGCTAAAAAGGAGCATCAGCAATGACTATTTATATCTGCAAGTATTGCAAAAAAGTTTGCAAAAATCCAAACTCATTAAGAAATCACGAAAGATTATGTAAACTGAATCCTAATAGACAGTTTACCCCCTTCAGCGACCCAGAATTTCAAAAACTCATACCCAGAGGCCAAAATCAATACACCAAAGCCAAAGAACTTGGTATAGAATACGAAATTAAACAATCCACGAGAGATAAACTTTCTCTATCTATAAAAAATCGTACGGATGAGTTTAACAAAGCGGTTGGTCGAAAAATATCAAAGGCCATCAATACAAAGGTAAAAGAAGGCACTTGGCACACTTCATTAGCTAAAAATATGCATATAGATTATAATGGTGTGGATTTACATGGTTCTTGGGAATTGGCATATGCAAAACATCTAGATACAAATAATATAGATTGGAAAAGGAACACTGAACATTTTCCGTACTTTTTTGAAGGAAAGTGGAGAAGTTATACGCCAGACTTTTATTTGATAGAAACTTTCGAATACATCGAAATAAAAGGATATAAAACACAGAAAGACGTAGCAAAGTGGACTCAATTTCCAAAAGATAAAAAATTAATAACTATTATGAAAGACGACATGAAAAAGATGTCTTTAATATAAATGTCAACTACTATAATCACCTTTTATATATTTATTTGCTCTATCAATCACCCACTGATCAAATGGCAAATGCATACCAGTTGAACCGGACCAATCTCGAAAAGCATCATCATAGAAACCAATATCAGATTTTCGTTTCTGAAGTTCTACTAATTCATCTGCCCATTGTTGCCATTTATCATCACTGATTATAGTATCATCTATAACATAATATAGATATGAATGCAACAACATTTGTATTCTTCGTTGACGAATTTTTTCAGACACTGTCTGAACAGAATTTACCTTTGGGTCATCGTCATCATCGAAGAATGCATCAAGCATTAATTTCGCCGATCTGTATTTTTAAACTCATTCCAATCTTTTTCTGCTCGATCCCGACACATCTCATAAATTTCATCTTCTTCATCTTGAGTAAGTTCAAAATCAGCATCATCACAATATACACCGATCAATTCAACTTCACCGCCTTCAGCAGGCTGATAATATGTCTCTGGAACAATTGCATTACAAGCATATTCAACTTCAACCAGAAACACTTCTTCATCTCGAATGATTTCTGTATCAAATGTAAACGTTGCCATAAAATCTCCTATTGGTTTCGATGGAGACAATATAAGATGATTCGCAGATGATGTCAATATATATTTTTGAGTGCCTCGCGTAAATCTAATGCTTCATCTGGCTTGCACCAATTTGTATAAATTTTTGATCTAATATTTCCATTAATCCATTGATCTGGATTTTCTAAAGCACCAACCAAATATAACGCCAATTCTTCCGTATACACCAAAGATCCTTTAGAAGTCACAAAGGTTAAAATTTCTCTGGCGAAATCATCAGTTCCATGTTCTTTAACAAATTCAATAATAACCGGAGAAGATGAATAATAAGTCATCCAATCAGAAGATACCATTGTTTTCTTCTTTTTTTTATTCACGGTTGTATATTTTGGCTTCTGCAAAAGTTTACGCCCGATATATTTTTTTCCTGTAGATTTTTGAACAAGAAGATATATGAAACCTATATACTTTTTGTCCTTAGGCAAATCGTCTTCAGAGTTTATCGGTTCACCCCTGTAATACCAAGTCACTCTTCTTCGTCCAAATCCTCATCAAAAAGATCCAGAGGAGAAGAACAAAATGGACAATATTCTGGTCCATTATGATTTGATGATAGAACGCTAAACTCTTCTTCGCAATCTTGACATGTTATCCAGTCTGATCTTGTTGGCATATTTTTACTCCACATTTTTCTAGAAAGTCAATACCACTGGTATCGCGATATTTATCTTTGTAGAAAACAGTAGAGATTCCTGCTTGATGTATAGCCTTGGCACAATCAATACAAGGAGAAAGTGTGATGAACATCGTGGCGTCAGATGAGGATTCGGTAGATTGACACAACTTCATCAAAGCATTCATCTCAGAGTGCAATACTTCTGGTTTGGTCAGACCATGTTCATCTTCACAACAGTTATCAAATCCCTTTGGAGTTCCGTTGTATCCAAAAGATAGAATGCGACCATCTTTGACGATCACACAACCAACTTGTTTCCTTTTGGCATAGGAAAGAGTGGCTGTTTCTTCAGCCACTCTCATGAAATAATCGATGAACTTTTTTTTCAAGGACGACCTTGCCCCCGATAAGGTTTGAAGCTCCTCTTTTTGCTCTTATTCATAGATGCCATCTTCGGATTACGAATGCTCTGTGAAGTCTTCTTAGTAGTAGTAATTGCATTCTTTAGTGCCATAATAAAATCTCCTTAAAGTTTAAATCCAGTAAAAGTGTTTTCAGTGACATCTTGATTTACACCGCCAATAACATAGGAAACTAGCTCCGATTCTTGTGGTGCGATTTGGACTTCAGATCCGGCAATCCATTTAGTAGTCCATGGCAATGGATTTGGACCCGGCTTACCATTTAATCCAATAGTTCCCATACGCTTTGCTGCAATATGATCAATATATTCGCAGAGTAGTTGCTCATTTAGACCGATCATCGATCCATCCTTGAAAAGGTAATGTGCCCACGCCTTTTCTTGTTCGACCACCTCATAAAACATCTTGATGCATTCATCCCTTGTCTCTTCCTGTATCTTAGCAAAGTCTGCATCTTCTTTTGGAAGAATCTTCAGGAGGTTTTGAGTCGCGGCAAGATGCAAATTTTCGTCCGTTTTGTTCTAGAAAATTCGTTATTCTTTCTACTGTTATTAACAGCTTTATGTTTCCATAAAGACCAGACTATATCATATCCCATAATTCATATCCTTAGACTTAGAAGTATGGAACCCCTACGTTTCGTTCATACTTATGAACTACTCTACTAAGTTCTATATTAAAAGTTTCCCAATAATATATCCGTTCGATAGTCGTTAGCGTCGTGTGTCGTATATTTTCCAAGCAATTTTCCAAGATTTTCTTAAATTAATCTGCACTATTGTATTTGATTTCATTGCATATTCGGTAGCGATGTCTTTTAGTAGTTTGTTTCCTCTATTGACAATCGCATCTATTATTTCGAGTTGAGATTCTAGATTAATTTTTCCGCACATGCCGTTCGATTTGAAAGCGGGAATTTTAGAGATTGGGTGTTTTTCAAACAGATGCTTCCATCTTTTATTATATCTTATAGCAGATACTTGTCTATTATCAATTCCAGTAATTCTCTCTATTTCAGTATTACCACAACCTTCAACAATCAAATC